ACATTGCCATTTGAAAACATTCCTTATAATAAAATCAATTCAATTGGTAAACAGTGGATTAGAAGGTTTGCTTTAGCGCTATCCAAAGAGATGCTTGGTTTGATAAGAAGCAAGTTTGCAACTATACCTATCCCAAATGAAAGTGTGACGCTAAATGGCCCTGCGCTTGTTACGGAGGCGAAAGCAGAACAAGAAGCACTTAGAGAGGAGTTGAAAACTGTACTTGATGAACTTACATATGAAAAACTCGCAGAGAAGGACAGCAATATTAGCGAGTCCTCACAGAATGTATTGAAGAATATACCACCTTCAGTATATGTAGGATAATATAAATGTCAGACAAGAAATGGACACAGCCAACAAATCCGCCTCCCCCCTTATTTACAGGGGAGAAAGAAAGAAATTTGGTCAAACAGATTAATGATGAAGTCATCGAGCGCGTCATTGGTCAAACTGTGCTTTATTATCCGATAAGTCTTGATAAAACTAATTTTCATTCTTTGTATGGCGAGGCGATACAGAAGAACTTTCTGCCTCCCATTAGGGTTTATGCTTTAATCGGGTGGGAAGGACAAGAATCTACAAACACTTCTTTGGGCGTTGACAAGAGATCAAGTATCAACATTTATTTTCACAAAAGAAGGCTGGCAGAAGACCAAAACCTTTATGTAAGGGAGGGGGATTTTGTAATGTATGGCAAATTTCATTATGAAATTGTTACACTAAATGAGCCAAAGCAACTATTTGGTCAAGTTGATTATAAATACGAAATTATGGCGACTTGTAAAAGAGCAAGAAAGGGCACCTTTAGTGCTCTTTAGGGGAACATGACATGTCTTCTTATAGAGGCGGAAAAGAAAATCAAAATTATACCGGAATTCCAGAGGAGCAAGACAGGCTGCAAGACCTTAATTTCTCTCCATCCACTTTGGAGACTGTGGATTATGCAATGTATGATTTTATAAACGACAAGCTTTCAATCCGCACCATAACCAACAAAGGAGTTGAAAAAGTCCCAGTTGTTTGGGCATCCGCAGAAAGATCTTTTCAGGTAAAAAACAACAAAGAATATAGAGACGAGGAAGGTTTGATTATTCTACCTGCTATTACAATCGAAAGAACTTCGGTTGTTAAAGACTTAAATACCAGAGGTGCTTACTATGGAGACATGTTCCCATTCAAATCCCAACCGGAAAAAGGGGGCTCGATTGTAATCGCCAGAAGAATTAAGCAGGATAAAACTTCTAATTTTGCAAATGCAGATGCAAATAGAAGACATAATGGGAGCGCCCCAAAGTTTGTACGAAAAGCAACTGACAAAGTAGTGTATGAAACGATATCTATCCCTGCAATCGTTTACGCAGATATTACATATAAGATTTTATTGAGATCAGAATATCAACAGCAAATGAACGACATGGTATTGCCATTCATTACAAAGCCGGGGACGATTAATTCGTTTCTGATCAATAGAGATGGGCATAGGTATGAGGCTTTTGTTCAATCTGATTTCGCACAAAACAACAACATTTCCTCAATGGAAAACGAAGAAAGAAGATTTGAAACTTCCATTGATATCAAAGTAATGGGATATCTTGTCGGAGAAGGTTTAAATCAGGATACTCCTAAGTTTTCAATCAGAGAAAATGCTGTCCAAGTTAGGATCCCCCGCGAACATGTTGTTCTTAACGACCCTCTTGTTACGAGAGGTCCCGGTAAAGATAGCAAAAGAAATGTTGGAGTGGACGGCAAGTATAGAGAATAATTTTGGACTTTCATAGAAACAAACACTATTTACTAAAGAAATAATATCGTCATTTTAAAATTGATAGATTAAAGGAGAATTCTATAATGTCAGCAAAAGATTTCAAATTTGTTTCCCCCGGTGTTTTCATCGAGGAAATTGATAATTCGCAACTCCCCCAATTGCCAGAGGACATTGGACCCCTTGTAATCGGAAGAGCAAGAAGAGGACCAGCAATGCAGCCGGTAAGAGTAGACTCTTTCTCGGAATTCGTAACTATTTTCGGAAACCCAGTCGGTGGTGAAGAAGCGAGTGATCAGTGGAGATATGGCGTTCCCAGTGCTCCAACATTTGCTGCGTATGCTGCTCAAGCTTGGCTTCGCAACAATTCTCCTTTGACATTTATCAGGCTACTTGGAGAACAGTCTCCAAATGCACAAGATACTAACGATGCAAAAGCTGGCTGGAAATTCCAAAATAAACAAAGCACTGATGCATCTGGTGGTGGAGCATACGGACTCTTCTTGTTTAATTCCGCTTCCACATCCCCAGAAGCTGTTGATGGAACATTGGCAGCTATATTCTATTCGACTAGTGGCGCACCAGTATTGAGTGGTAGTATTCGTGGATTTGACGGAACCCTCGGCAGTGCCGACCTTTTACAAATTGGCGGTATGACTGCGACTGCATCTGCCACTATGATTGAGGGCGCTGGAAAAGGAACAGCATCAAACTGGACGATCAATATTTTGAACAGTAACGAAACTGCTCTTAAGTCAACTACTTTTAGTTTTGACAGAACTGCTGCAAATTATATTAGGAAGGTTTTCAATACCAACCCAACTAAAACAAACGCTCAACTGGTAAACACCGCTGTTAATCCTGCTGAAACATTGTTCTTGGGTCAAACATATGAAAGACAAATCATGAATACCATTACAAGCTCTAATGCTTACGGTGTTATTTTGTCTCTTGGTAAAGCGGGAGCCAGTGCTACTGATGGCGGTGATTTTAAGTTTGCAGCACAGAAAGGAAGAACTGGTTGGTTCTTCTCTCAAGACTTGAGAAATACCGCCGCAAACACAACTGATATTAGTGCAAATGAGCAAGATCCTCCATTCAATCCTGAAGATAACTCAACCGTCACTAGGTTGTTCAAGCTTCATGGCTTGAGTTCTGGAGCGGATTTGCAAAAGAACTTTAAAATTTCTATTGAAGATGTCAAATACTCCAAGAACGACAATGTTCCTTACGGAACTTTTACTCTCGCAATTAGAGATATTAGAGACACAGACAACGCTAGAAAATATGTTGAAAGGTTTACAAATCTTAACTTAGACCCCAACTCAGAAATGTATATCTCAAAGCAAATTGGTGATCGCTATTACGAGTGGGACAACAATTCAAAAAGATTAATTGAATATGGAAGTTACCCCAACAGATCTAAAGTGGTTAGGGTAGAAATGGCTGACACTGTTGAGTCAAACCAGCACGATCCAGAATGCTTGCCATTCGGTGTTGAGGGACCAACATCTCTCAGTGACTTTACTGTGGAATCCCACGAAGATGCCGTAGCAGCTACATCCGCAGCCGACGCCTTCGACTTCGGTGGCGCTCCTGATAATAATGATACCTTCACCATCACAATTCCGGCACTATATGGTACAGATGCAGGAAAGACATTTTCAATTATCTTTTTAACATCCATATCTGGCACTCCGGGTGCCAATGAGATTTTTGTCCTGAGAGACACTTCAACTACCGAAGCAATGAACGATAATTTCCAAAAGGTCTTTAACGGTGATACAGATGCCACCAAAGTGAAGTTTGGCTCTAATGTTGCAGGAGCAACTGCTGGTGTTTCAACTGTTGGTATTGGCTCAATCTCCGCAGAAGATGGTTCAAGCACTTCCAAAACCACATTGACAGCAGACATCAAGGGTGTTATAGGCAACAGCATCACAATGGCAGACGGTGGCGGCTCAACGGCAATGAGTAATGGTACATACGATTTTTCCACTTTCTCCGGAGGCGCGGTTGAGGGAAACAGTGCCAACGGACGCATTTCAACGACCTCACCGATTACTGCTGGTTCTGGATCTAGCGGAGTTTTTGCTGCTCACAGTGGGTCGAGCACTGGAAGTCCAGCAGGTCGAGGCGTTATCGTAGAGTCTCTCAAAAGAGGAAGCGAAGGCAGCATCGCATTCACTGGGTCTGTATCCTTCCCATCTGTAGCACTTAGATTGAGCGCATCGGACGGAGATCTTTCCGACGATACTGAAGCATACTTCGGCGCAACAACATCTAGAAGCGGATCAAATAACATTTTTGAAGAAAGTGTATTCGACATCGCTTACCCTCTTCCATCTGGATTGCATCAACAATACGAAGCTTCTGCAAACAACGCAAAAGTTTCTTGGTACTTCAGTCTTGATGATTTGGTTGCAGACTACAAAACAGTCGCAAGCAACAGGGATGTCGTTCACTATGCCTCTGGATCTAGAGCGGCTGGCTATTCTATGACAGCTATCAGTGGGTCTTACAAAAAGATTCTGGACATTGGATATGATAGATTCACAACTGTCTTTTTCAATGGTTTCGATGGATTTGACATTACAGAAAAAGAGCCAATTCGTGATGGCTTGATCTCTAGTACTAGAAATGACAAAGGTGATTACATTCACTACACACTAAATAAAGCCATTGATTCAATTAAGGACCCTGAAGTAGTTCCTGCCAACTTGTTGTTGATGCCTGGTGTTAGAGAGCCGGCAATTACAAATCGACTAATCTCAGTTGCTGGAGACAGAAAAGATGTTCTTGCCATTATTGATATAGAAAATGACTATATGCCACTTGCTGAAAGATTGGCCGGAGA